GAGCCTCGCGAATCTCCGAAAGCTGGCGTCATGACCCAGGCCGAGCGGATCGCGCGGTTGACCGACAGCGCTCCGCCCGCCCTGACGATCTGCGCGTGGTGCACGGATCCGAAGACGAGTCCGCCCGGCACGAGTCACGGCATCTGTCCCGCCTGCGCGCGGAAACTCGAACACCCGACGGCGGCCTGACCATGTCGCCCATCGTACAAACCCCGTTGCCCCCGATGGCTGTGACAGATATCGACCAGGTCGTGGGCGCGCGGTCGATTGCTGTCGACCAGGCGGTGGCGGTCTGGCGGCAAGCGGTGGCGGATTGCGGCTACACGATGGACGCGCTCGAAGCCTCGATGGAGGGGAAGAACCGCGCCTACATTCACAAGGTGCTGGCGGGCGAGAAGCCGATGTCGCTCGCGTTCATCGTGCAGCTGCCGCGGGACGTCAAGGGGCGCCACGCGCAACTCAGCGCTGAAGCGCACGGCTTCATCGTCGTCGTGCCGGTGCGCGGGGAGGACGCGATCCGGCAACTCGTCGGCGGGCTCGTCGGCGTGTTGCAGGGATTGAAGGCCGCGTGAAGCGGTAAGGGCAGTAGGCGGCCGCCGCTCACGCCGGGAAGCGGAGCGACGGCCTTGACGCGACCGACGGTAGGTAGGCCGTCGAGCATGTCTGAGTCCAGCCTAGCAAACCTGACAGCTTGGGACAGTACGGTACCGAACGGTCCCCCCGACCAGCGCTGGTTGACCACCCGAGACGCCGCGCGCATGCTCGAACGCTCCGTCAAGGGGGTGCGCTGGCTCGCCCGACATGGCCGGCTTCCGTATGAGCAGACCCGCTCCGGACAGTTCCTCTTCCGGGAGGGCATCGTGCGGCGGGTGGTCGAGCAGCGGGCCGCGAACCGTATCAATAGCCGGGCGCAGATGCTCCTGGCGGTGCGCCCGCGCATGGTGCGGGTCGGGGTGGCGCCCCGGCAATTGGAGCTGGACTTCAGCGCTCGTCTCACGCTGGTTGGATCGCGCGGGAAGGGCCGGAAGGTCGCATGAGGGGCGAAAGGTCGCTTCCCGATCGGGAAGTGAAACGTCGGCGTTTGTTTGGGGATTTTGCTCGTGTCCGATAACGGCGGCTACGTGAACCCGGCGAAAGGGAAGGGGTGGTCATGCCGAAGCAGCGCCTCCTGACGCGCGAAGAATTCGAGCGGTGGCTCCTCGACAACAACATCCGTCCGCTGGTGCGCCCGCCCTTCAGCCTCGTGCCGTGTGTCTGCGGCGACGTGAACTGCCACGGCTGGCGCTTCATCATCGACGAGGCGCGCGGCCAGGTCGATCCGGCACGTCACCGACGAGGAGCTGGCGTTTGCCTAACACGCGTCGGCTCAGCCCCCGCGAGCTCGCGACGATTCGCGCAGCCTTGACCCTCTGGGTCTGGTCCACCCCGGACGCGATCCCTGATGACTGCCGGGTCGACGTCGACGGCGTGGGCCTCTTGAGTGATGCCGAGATCGAGCAACTGCTGGCCGACCTGGCGATCGCGGACGACGTGACGGTGGGAGGCGCGACGACATGAAGGTCACGGACGCGATCGCGCGGCTTCAAATACTGTTCTCGAAACACGGCGACGTCGACGTGTACGCCGATTGTCCGAAGTGCGGCTGCGCGTTTGTGTGTGGCGTCGTCGTCGTGGGTCCGGAGACGGCCCGGCTCCAGGACGCGGGAGATCCCAGCGCCCAGGATTTAGGAACGCCGTCGACGCGCGTATGAGGTTCGTCCTGGTGTTCGTGCTGGCGTTCGGCGTGACGTGGATCCTGACCGCTCGACGACGGCGCCGGCGCGACGCGAAAGCCGCCGCGGACACGCTGCACTGGCTCCACGACCACGGGTACATCGACGACGACGGCGTGCACGTGCGACGAGGTAAGGGATGAAGTGCGTCGGCAATCCCGCCGACCTCGGCCGCTCCGCGGGTCGCGCAAAGGAGCAGACCGGAACCACCACGGAGCGGCCGATGACCCTCCAGGAACTCGACGAGGACGATCCGGACGACGACGACCCCGACGACGAGGATCTCGATCTCGACGAGGACGACGAGACGGATCTGGACGACGACATCGGTGATGACGACGACCTAGAACTGACCGGCGGATCCGTGCGGGGCACGCTCGGATTCGCTGAACGATAGGAGGCTTGACGAGTCGGCGAGTGTGATTCGCGTGCGCGACTTCCCAGCGCGCCCTGACATTCCTTCGGTTCGGGATCCACCCGCGCGGCCCGTCAGGGAGAGGCGTCGCCGCGCGGGGGTTGGAAGCCCGGAGATTCAGGGGGCTTCGTGTCGCTCGGTGTCTCGAATTTTACCAAAACGTCGATCGGTCGCCAACGGGTCGGGCCGGCATGACGTACCGGCCCTCGATCGCGGAGCGGATCGCGTGGACGATGACGTTACCGGCCGTCGACGGGAAGGTGCTTCAAGCGCTCGCCTCGTGTGGCGACTGGGAAACAGGACGGAAGTGTTATCCCAAACTCTCGACCCTCGCGGCGCGGTCCGGGCTGTCGGTGGCCACCATCACGCGGCGCCTGCGGCGGCTCGAGGATCCAACGCAGCCCGGCGGCCCGTGGATTGTCGCGACCGCGCGCCGGCATCGACATTCCACGACCTACGACCTGTGTCTCGATCGACTGGCGACACGTCCACCGAAGGAGCAGCAGACCACGATGAATGCCGTGCTCGACCCGCCGCGATCTGATGCTCAAAATGAGCAACAACCAAGATTTGATGCTCAACTTGAGCAGCAACCTCCGCGATCTGTTGCTCAAAATGAGCAACCAACCTCTCTTCCGGATCTTGATCTGAACGTACGTACACACACACCGCGCGCGCGCGAGGCGCACGAGGGGCAGACGCCAGAACTCGGACTCCTCGGCGCGGTCCCGCGGCCGCCCTGCGCGCATCCCCATACACACGCCTGGTGCGACGGACGTATTCACGTCCCGCGCATGCTTCATTTCGAATTCCTCGATCGCCTCGGCGCGCGGCCCGGCGAAACCCCAGCGGAGAAAGTGGGGCGCCTCATCGCGTTTTATGCAGAGGATCAGGCCGGACTCCCTGCGAGCCAGTCAGTGGCGGATCCGTTTGTCTATTGGAAAGCAGCGTTCACCGCGTGGGTCGCACGTGAAGCGGCGCCTGTGAAACCCGTTGAGTCCGAGAGCTACGACCAGGTGTGGCAACAGATCCTCCAACGCATCGAGACGAAGGTGAATCGCCATACGTTCTACACCTGGTTCCGTCCGCTCAAGATGGTGAGCGATTATCCGACGCCGACTGGACGCGTGATCGAAGTCGCTAAGCCTGGCATCGATGGCGGGCTCTTCGTCGCGTGGGTGGAGAAACACTACGGCGGGATTATGCAAGCCGCGGTCGACGAGGTACGGCCAGGATCCAGGGTGGAGGTCATTGACGCCTGGGCAGCAGAGTCGGAAACAGCGGGGCGGCGCGAACGCGAGTCAACCGGATGACCTCCATCAACGACAAGCTCGGCCTCCGACGCGCTCCGAAACGCGCCTTCATGCAGCTGCCGGCTGACCGGGCCGCGGCGTCCAAGATCACCTCGGCGAAATGTCCCGAGTGTTCGCGCACCGGCGCCCGCCCGTCAAAGCGGAAGGGGCCAGGCTGGGTGTTCTGCACCTGGTGTAATCACGCGTGGGAGCTTGGCGATTGACGATCCCGCTCGGGTTCGAAGTTGGTAGCGGGAAGCCGGTCGGGATTCCGATCCGCCACATGTGCGTGACGGGGCAGACGCAGGAAGCGGGGAAGACCACGACGCTCGAGGCGCTCATTGCGCGGTCGCAGCTGCGGGCCTTGACCTTCGTCACGAAACGCGGGGAGGGCGCGTTCCTCGACGGGCGGCCGACGGCGCCGTATTTTCGGGAGCAGGCGGACTGGCGCTTCGTGTCGTCGATGCTCGAGGCGTTCCTCGGCGAACGGTTGAAGTTCGAACGCTCCTGGATCATGCGCGCGACGAAGGGCGCGCGGACGCTGGCCGACGTCAGGCGCACGCTCACGCGACTACAGGAGAAGGCGAAGGGGTTGAACGCCGACGTGTATATGGTCCTCGGGGAGTATCTCGACGAGCTCGTGCCGGCGATCGCCGCGGTGACGTGGGCGCCCCGGGTCGAGCTCGGCGCCGGCGTCAACGTCATGGACCTGGCCGCGGTGCCGAGCTCGATGCAACACCTCGTCATCAAGTCCTCGATCGATTGGGTCCTCGAGCACGAGACGAAGACCGTCGTCGTCGTCCCGGAGGCCTGGAAGTTCATCCCGCAGGGACGGGGGACGCCCGTCAAGCTCTCGGCGATGGCGTACATCCGCCAGGGCGCGGCGCTCGAGAACTATCTTTGGCTCGACAGCCAGGACATCGGCGGCGTCGACAAGGAGCTGCTCCGCAGCGTGCCAGTATGGATCCTCGGGGTCCAGCGGGAAGCGAACGAGATCAAGCGGACGTTGTCGAACATCCCCGCGACCATCGCCAAACCGAAGGCGGCCGACGTCGCGCTGCTCGAGCTCGGGCAGTTCTACGCGTGTTGGGGGCGGCACGCGATCCGCACGTATGTGCAGCCGGTCTGGCTCGATGCTGACTCGGCGCAGAAAGTCGCCCGGGGCGAGCTCGCGGTGGACCTCGTGCGCCGCACGCTCGAGCGGCCGATGACCAGCCTCCGCGCGATGACGACGGCGTTCCGCCAGGTGTTCGAGGAGGAGACCACCGTGACCAAAGACGAAGCCGCGCGGCTGACGCGCGAGAACGAAACACTCCTACGGCAGAACGCCGAGCTCCGGCGACGAGTCGAGGCGCTCGAGAAAGGGCGGCGGCATGCTGACACAACGGCAACGGTTCCACCAACTCCTCGACGACGTGAATCGGCGTCTCGAAGAGATCACGACGTCGGCCGTGACGCTGAAGAGCCAGCTCGAAGCGCTGAACAGGGTGTTGGGACGGCCCCGTCCAATGGCCACGTCGACGAAGCGCTCTACCAAGCCATCCGCGCGCGCATCCTCGAGGACGAACCGATCCTCCTCAAAGCGCTGACCACCCACCCCGAGCTCGTCGTCGAAGTAACGCCGCGCGTCGTGACCGTCGAAGGCAGCTCGATGAAGGGCCGCGTCGTGCGGCTGATGGCCGGCGGGTGGTTCAGCCAGGCGCGGGAGACCGGCGACGTGCGCCGCGAGCTCGCGCGGACCGGGACCGATCCCGGCGGCGGCGGCACACTCGGCATCATGCTCAACCGGTTCGTCGTCGACGGATTCTTCATTCGCGAGGGGAACGCCTTCGTGCTGGCGCCCGGCGTGAAGGTCAACGAACGCGAGCTCCAGGTGACGTGATGGCCTTGATGATCGCCCTGGTCGCCGGCCTGGTTCTCCTCGTCGCGGCCACGGTGGTGAAGTGGGTGTGGTTCCTGCGGATCCGTCGACGCGCGCGTCGAGACGCCGCGATCAAAGTCGACGAGGACCATGCGCGGGTCCTTCGAGAACTGGCGGCCGCGGATTACGCAGAGTTTGTCCGGCGCCGGCAGAAGAAGGTGCACTGAACGCGATCCCCATGACGAAGCTCCAGACCAGCGCGCTCGCCGTCGACATCGCCGTCGGGGTCGCCGTGGCCATCACGGTGGGCGGCCTCGTGGTGGATCTGCGGGGCGGCGTGTGGCGCGGCGCGACGTTTCAAGGCGCGTGCCTCGTGGTGCAGGCCCTGATCTGGTTCGCGTCGCTCCAGGCGCGGGCGCTGCTCGAGGCGCAGATCCGGAAGTGGACCGCCGACGCGAAGATGTCGGAGCTCACGCTCTCGATGATGCAGCGCGCTGTCGAGGCCGGAGATGTCCGGATCGAGGCGGGCGTCAACCGCAGGGTGGCCCATTGAACGAGAAGGCGTTCCGGAAGCTACAGGACTGGACGCGTAAGGTCACGCGCGGGCAGCGCGACTCCGCCGTGTTCCTGAACCTCTGGCACGACACGATGGCCACCGACCCCACGGCCACACTGCGCGCGATGAAGGCGGCGGGCCTCGAGGTGCCGCATTGACGAACACCTGGCGCGATCGGTTGTCCTACGACGTGTACGTGGCCGAAGCGCGCGAGACCTACGCGTTGTACGAGACCATGCGCACGGACGAGCTCCTCGACCTGCAGGCCGCGCTCGAGCACGACACCGCGGCCGCGACGGCGCCCGAGACCATCGCGTTCGGCGCCGGCCGGCTCGCGTTGATCGCCGCGGTGTTGAAAGGGCGGGGCGCTCCATGAGCGACGAGCTCCCAGCGGGCGTGACGGCAGAGGACCTCCGCGCCTTCAAGCGCATGGTGGCGCGCTGCTGGATCGTGGCGGGGTTACTGATTGAACTCCCGCTCGAAGACCTCGATCGGTGGTCAGCGCACGCCGAGACGACTGGACCGATGTTCTTCCCCGAGATCTGGCGCACGAACGCCAAGGCCATCATGGAAGACCGGGAAATGATTCGAGCGCTCGCGACCGCAGGACGCGACCTCGTGACGACGTCGCCGTCGTTGGTCGCTCTCGGCCCCGTCATCACGGCCCAGGCGAACGCGTATCGTCTGCCGCTCGAGGCCACGTTCCGAGAACTGTTCACCCGCCGCGACGTCTCAGCGATCCCGCCCGCCGTGGTGCTCACCGCGCTCGTGCGGTTCATCGCCGATCGCGCGCCCGATATGGAGCGTCGCGATGTGTGAACGGGTCGCGTTGCCGGGCGGCGGGTCTGCGATCGTCTGCGGCGTGCGCCGACGTCGGAAGCGCTGCACGCACTGCCGCGAGTGGGCCGCGTTCGAATGCGATGCGTGTGACGTCCCCCTCTGCCGGCGCTGCCGTATCCACGTCCCGCCGGACCAGGACTACTGCCGGGCGCATCGGGTGGAGGCGCGAGCCGCGGCTGCTGAACTTCGGGCGGCCCGTCTTCCACGTGGAACGCCCGACACGGTCGGACCTGTCGTGGTGTCGGACCTGTCGGGGGAAGACACGCCATGAGCCAGGAGCCCGGGTGGATCACGAAGACAGACGCGGCGGCGCGCCTCGGTGTCGACGAACGCACGATCGAGCGGCGCGCGCGGGCCGGACGTATCAGCGCCAAGGCGCGACCGGGGTTCCCGACCCTTTACCTGGCCGCCGACGTCGAGACGTTGGCGCAGACGGCCAGCGGGGAGGTCCGGACGGGGCTTTTAGAGCCGGTCACGCCCGGACCGTCGAACGGGCACGGGGCGGTGGCGTCCCTGCGACCGCGATCGTCGTCGTTCGAGGAGGTCCTGACGGACCTGCTGCAGGCCGCCCACCGCGCGTTCTCGCACGGCGCGACCGGCCCGACAGGTCCGACAGACGCCGCGACAGGTCCGACACGCCGTCGGCCGACGGTCGATGAGTTGCCCTCCTACGTGCCGCTCGATCTGGCCATGGCGTACAGCGGCCTGTCGGAGCGGAAACTGCGGCGGATGATCAGGCAGGGCGTGCTGACGGCCATCCGCGATGACCGGCAATGGAAGATTCACAAGAAGGACGTGGTGGCGCTCGGATGATCGACGCCGGGCTCGGCCTCTCGTGCGATACGTGCGGCTCGTCGCTGGAGGCCTGCCGCTGTCCCGACGTCGATGCGCGGCTGAAGGCGGGGCGCGCGATCTGCGCGATGAAGTGGTGCACGACGTGTGACCGGCACTATCGCCGCTGCGCGTGCGTGGTGCCCCATTTCACCCTGATGCTCGGTGACCAGGACCTCGGGCTGGGCCCACACGTGACGAAGGCGGGCCTGCTCGTCATTTCCCGGACCGAACGATGAAGATTTGCCAGCGGTGTGATGTGGAGCGGGACGACTGGATGCTCAGCGAGGCGCGGATCTCGATCGGCGGCCTGGACTGGAAAATTTTACTGTGTCGTGACTGCGCACGGACGATCCAGGAAGTGCTCCGCCACGCCTTGCGCTCGTTTTCAGCCGTCGATCCCGGGACCGTCAGCTGGGGCGACAAGCGAGAGAAATCATGACCCTCTTCGACGCCAACGGCCTAGAAATCCAACAGCCAGATATTCACGATCCGCAGGGCGTGTCGGAGGTCGACGCGCAGCTTCTCGCGTGCATGGCGGCGGAAATCCTCGCCCTCAATGAAGAAGGCGAGCCGATGGTCATCGCCCTGCAGCCGTTGAGCGCGGTGCAGCTCGCGGGGTTGATCCAGCTCGCGCTCCGACATGACGGGGTAACGGACACCCTCCGGGAGATCGCCACGCGCTTTGTGGACAGCGTGCGCGAGTACTTCGCCGAGTCCCCCGCAACATTGGAGGTCCTCCGTCGTGGGGACGATCCATCGCACGACGCTGTAAGCGGAGGCGCGTGATGGCCTTCGGTCCCGGCAAATACGACGACCTGGCCACCGAGGTCCGCGCGAAAGCGAAGGCCGAAGGGGTCGTCGTCATCGTGTTCAACGGCGCCTTGGGTGGCGGGTTCTCGGCCCAGCTGACCCCGGCCCTGACGTTAGCGCTGCCGGATATCCTTCGCGACGTCGCGAACCAGATCGACCAGAAGGGTCCGACCGTATGACGATGTGGGACCAGGTCAGCGACGTCGAACGTGACGCGCTGGTGCGAGAATTCGTCGGCGCGCTGCCGGGCTCGCTCGTCCCTGACCATCTACACGCCGGCCTGGTCCGCTACTTCAGCGACGGCATCATGCCGGGGTCGTGCAGGTCATCAGGCACGTTTACGCGCGCTTCCGCTTCGGCGCGGCCTTGGTATCAATTGATACCTTCGCCGGCGTCTTCTTCGTCGCGCTGACGGCCGCCAGGCTCTGCTCGAGCGCTTCGCGCAGATTCACGACCGCGGGCGTGGAGGACGGCGCGGACTCGACGATCTCCTGGCCGGCGATCTTGGCATCGATCAGGCGCCGCAGGTCGGCCTTGTACGCGTCGGTGAAGTCGCCGAGGTTCAACGGCCCGGTCAACGCGGCGACAATCCGCTGCGCCAGCAGGTACTCCGGACTCTTCGCGGTGAAGGTGTACACCGCGTCGAGCGCGGCCGCGTACGGCGAGGGCCGCTGTTCCGCAGCGTGGTGCAGCGTGTAGAGGAGTAGGCTGCGGCCCTGGGGCCCGACCGCGACGAGGTATTCGCGCCCGTAGAGGGCGAGCTTGCCGATCCCGACCTTCCCGTGCATCGCCTCGACCATCAGCGCGTAGGCCTGACTCGCCGGCCCGTCGTCGGGGCCATCCGGCGCGAGATAGTACGCGCGATCGATGGCCAGGAACGGCAACGCCGACGCCTCGGCGAATTGCGTCAGATCGATGACGCGCGTCGACGGCGGCTGCACCGCATCGAGCTCCTCGGGCAACAGGAGCACATACTTGCCCTTCTCGAATTCGAAGCCCTTGACGACGTCGGCCGACGGCACCTCACACGCGCACATGGCGCACCATTTCTTCTGCGTCATGCGCGACTGACACGTCGTGTGCAGCTGATTGAAGGCGAGGCCTTCGCTCGACTCCGTGGCCGGGTAGACCTTGATCGGGATCGACAACAGACTGACGGAGAGGACGCCTTTCCAGGTTGCGCGGGGAGCCATTTAGGATCCCACCGGCGCGCCGTCGGCCGTCCACGTGAACCCCGCCACCGGGAAATGCGCGTTACAGCGGCAGCAGAACGTCGCCCCGTAGAAAAACGGATCGCGCGCGTACGTTTCCGAGAGCGCCCGGCCCATCGTGGTCACGCTGCCGCAGAGGAGATGGGTGTACGCGTCTCGATACGGCCGGACGAACCCTTTCGCGCGTTCGTCAGGGCAGAGGACGATGTACCCCTCGTGCTGGCCGGTTTCGTTCGTCTGATTGGCGCGGACCTCCGCGACGGGCTTCCCGTTCGTCGTGCAGAGCGCGGGCGGCTTCGGCGCCTCGTCCAACGGCGGAATGCGCTCGGGCGTGTCGGTGAAGTTGCCAGGCGTCACGTGGTCGTCTCCGAGCTCGGCGGCGGATCCGCATGCAGTGGGATCGTTTTGCCGGTCGCCTCTTCCGCGGTTTCGAACAATTTGTGACACCCCGCGCAATGCCGCCACCGCAGGTACCGCACGCCTTGGGTATCGGGTCGTGAATCGACGACACGACTCTTCCAGGCGCCGCAATGCGGGCAGCAAAATTTATCGGTGGTGATAGGGCAGCCCCTCGGCCAAATCCCAGCCTACGCCGAATGCGCCGCGCGGGCGGCCTACATCTAGAACACCCGGCGCCACGTACGGACCTACCCTGATCGGACCGGCGCGGCTCTCCTGGCCAGCGTCTTTTCGTCCCGACAACCGAAATTGAGGGATCCCACCTATGCGGAGGGCGTCTCGCACGATCGACTCCCTCTCCCGCCCTGACTTCACGGGGTGTCTATAGGTGGAGACGTTTACCGCGCTCCTGAAACAGATCGGCCAGATCTTCACCTGGTGGGTAATGGTCGCGCCCTGGGAACAGGCGTTACGGGTGCGCGCAGGCCGTCATGTACGGCGGCTGCAGCCCGGCGTCCATCTCCGAATTCCGTTTCTCGACACCGTGCACGTCCAGTCCGTGCGGATGCGGCTGGCCACGATGTCGATGCAGACGGTGATGACGCGCGATCGGCAGGCGTTGACCGTGGCGGGCGCCCTCGGGTACGCCGTCGGCGATATCGAACAGCTCTACCAAACACTGCACCACGCGGAAGACACCCTCACGAATCTCTCGATGACCGCCGTGGCGGAATGCGCGGCGATCGCGGACGCCGCCGATCTGACTCCCGAAAAGCTGGCGCACTTCGCCACGCAAGCCGTCGCCGGGAAATTCACCACGTTCGGCCTGGTCGACGTGGCGATCCGTATTACCGACTTCGCCTTCCTTCGGACTTATCGCCTCGTTAGTGATACGCGCTGGGGGACACACGGCGGCAGCCTGAATGTGGAGCAGGCCCCCACGTGATCCCATACACCGACAAGGACGGCCTTCGAGACTACCGACCCGGCGATCGCGAGCTCGCGCCCTGGCCACGCTGGCCCTGGCTCGTCCTACTCGGCTTCGTCGTGGGCCTCGTGATCGGGGCTCATCGATGATGCTGATCATCCGTCTATGCGCAAGCAACTCGGCATGGGCTGGGGCAAAGGGCGGCCGCGCATGATCAAGACGATCATTCCCGCCGACGAGCTCGCGTATGCGCTCGCACTGCAACAGCGCTGGGTCGACGAACATCCTGATGAGGGCAGCGCGCTCGAGCACCACATGCGCGAACACCGGCGCGTGCGTACGCAGGACATCGACACCCTGAAGGCAGAGAACACTGAGCTCCGCAAGCGCATGGCGAAGGCCGATCTCCGTGAGGGCCCACGCGGTGACGCCTCGTGAACCCCGTCTCTCGTCGTACGCCCGTGGGTACACGAAGCGGTGGGCTCGAGCCTCCGCCGCCTTCCGTGTGCGGTACCCGCTGTGTGGCATGCGACCAGGTGGACAGGCGCCGGTCATGAGCCAGTGCTACCTCGAGCAGCGTGAGACCCCGAGCGCGCAGACCGATCACGTGGTCCCGCATCGTGGCGACATGCGGCTCTTCTGGGACGCGAACAACTGGCAAGCGTTGTGTGCCGAATGCGGCGCGCGTAAGTCGCAGGCAGGCCTGTAGATACATCGATGCTGACCAACATCCGGCACGCACACATCCGCGCCACCGACCAGGGGGGGGTGCATTCTTCGCCAGGTCGGCGCCGGGAAACCGCGCGTCGCCCTCAGACGAAAAATCTCGTTTTCAAAAACGTCGGGTTTTCAAAAGTGGTGATCGATGGGCGGTCGAGGTAGCGGCGGGCGACGCGTCGGGTCGGGGCGGAAGCTGAAATCCGCCCTGGAACGGGCGATTACGGGGACCGCGTCGCCGCGCGGCGTGGTCGTCACGCACCCGCATGCGACGGCCGTCGCCCCGATCGAGACGTTTGACCCGCCAGCGGAGCTCCAGCCGTCGCCACACCTGGCGGCGCTCACGGCCGAGCTCGCGTTTCTGAAGCAGGCCGGCCGGCCCGATGACCCGAACCCGCAGATCGCCGAAGTCGAGGCGCGCCTCGCCGCGCTCGAGGTCCAGGCCCAGGCGCTGGCGGTGTGGCACGAGCTCGCGCCGCACGCGTTCGCCGCGCGGACCCTGACGACAGCGACGGCGGCCGCGTTCGTGATGTTGTGCCGCGCGATCGTCCAGGAACGCGCGTTGTCGGCGTCGTTGGTCCACGTCGGCGGCCCGAATCATCGGGGGCTGATGCACCGCGTCTCGACGTGGCTGAAGGACTTCGCGATCGCGCCGTTCGGGAAGCCGTTGTACGCCGCGCAGCCCGAGGCGGCGGCGAATCCGCTCGATCGGTTCACCAAGAAAGCGCGCGCGTGAGGAAGAAGGCTTTCGACCCCGTGACGCGCTACGCGACGGACGTCCTCGCGCGCAAGATCGTCGCGGGCCGGCTCGTGCGGCTCGCGTGTCAGCGCCACCTGAACGATCTGCGCCACCAAACCGCCAAAGGCCTCGTGTGGAAACCCGACCAGGCGCAGGAAGCGATCGATTTCTTTCCCACGTGCCTCTGTTTGCCGGAAGAAACCGACGTCGACGAGGACGTCGCAGCGGCGGAGGACCTCAGCCCAGAGGCCGGAACGCCGTTCGTCCTCACGCCGTTCCAGCAATTCATCGTCGGATCGCTCTTTGGCTGGTACGCGATCCTTGTGAGCCAGAAGACCGGCGCGCGGCGGGTGCAGCAACGGTTCCGGATCTGCTATTTCGAGGGCGGGAAGGGCTGCGGGAAGACGCCGATGGGCGCCGGGATCCTGCTCTTCATGCTCGTCCGACATGGCGTGCGCGGCGCCCAGCTCTTCTGCGCGGCCGTCACGAAGGACCAGGCCAAGATCGCCTTCGCGGACTGCGTGAAGATGGTCGCCGCGTCGCCGACGCTCAAGGCCCTCATCACGCATACCGGCAACAACCTGGCGGTCAAGACCACGGGCTCGTTCATTCGGCCGATCTCCGCGGAGAAGCGAGGCCTCGACGGCAAACGCGTCCAAGGGGCCGTCGTCGACGAGCTCCACGAACATCCGTCGAGCGTCGTCGTCGTGAAACTGCGGTTCGGCATCAAGGGCCGTCCGAACGCGCTGATCTTCATCCCGACCAACGCCGGCTTCGAGCGCGAGACGGTGTGCTGGGAGTACCACGAGTACTCGCGCGAGATCCTCGAGGGCACGCTCGTCAACGAGGCGTGGTTTGCCTACGTCTGCCAGCTCGACGCGTGCGAACCCTGCCGGAAGGCGGGGAAGGTTCAGCCCGCGGACGACTGTCCACGCTGTGATGATTGGAAAACCGAAGGGCCACACTGGCTCAAAGGGTGCCCGAACCTCGGCGTCTCGGTGTCGTGGCAGTACCAACGCGAGCAGGTCCTCGAGGCGCTCCACCTGCCCTCGCAGCGGAATTGGGTCCGCCGCCTGAATTTCTGCTTCTGGACGGACCAGGCGACCGTCTGGATCACGACCGAGCTGTGGACCGCGTGCACGACGACGGCGCCGGCGACGTTTCGGGCGTCGCTGGTGGCCCGCGAATGCTTCATTGGCATTGACCTCTCGGACAAGATCGATCTCTCGGCGGTCGTCTGCATCTTTCCGCGCGCGCTGCAGCGCGACGATGACCAGGCGACCGCCGCGAGCGCAGAGTCTGAAGGAAACTCTCCAAAGGCTGAAGGAACCTCTGCCGACAGCCCCACGATCGACTGCGCGATCGACGTGCTGCCGTTCTTCTGGATGCCGGAGAAGACCCTCTTCCGCCGGGCCACCGAAGACAAGATCCCGTATCCGCAGTGGAAACAGGACGGGTACATCACGACGTGGCCCGGCAGCCTCATCGACCACGACGCGATCTGCGAATTCATCATCGGCACCCTGGCAAAGACGTACCGGATCCGCGGCATCGGCATCGACCAGGCGGGCGCCGCCGGCGTCGTCAACAAACTGAAACGCCACTTCGGCGAGGACCTGGTCGACGAAGTCCCGCAAGGGTTCCGATCGCTCAGCGAAGCCTCGAAGTTGATGGAAGCGCTCGTCGTGACCGTCAACGTGGCCCACGAACCGAATCCCTGCATGGCGATGTGCATGGCCAACATGGGGAAGGACGAGAACGCCTGGCGCGAGATCCGGCCCATGAAACTCAATCAGCGGCGACGGATGGACGGCGGCGTTGCGCTCATCGATGCGCTCTGGAAGATGACGAAGACGCCGGCAGCCGAGCGCTCCGTGTACCTGACGCGAGGCGTGCGTGTCCTGGGTGAATAAGGCGCTCGCCGGTGCGCGGGCGGGGCTCGCGGCCACGGCGACAGGCCTGCTCGAGAACGTGAACGGCCTGGCGGTCCTCGGCGGCGCGTGCTGGCTCTATCTCGGGATCCGGGGCTTCTCGCCCCACGCGGCGGACATCGCCGGCGGCGTGATGCTCATGGCGATCGGCGTGTTCCCGTATCTGCGGCGGTGGCGAAAGAGGAAACCCTGATGGATCTGTTCGGACGACTCCTCGGCGGCGATCTCTCCGCGGGCACGCCGGGGCCGGCGGACGACTTCTGGTTCGGACCGGCGGGCGGCGTGCTGACCCCGGCCGGGATGCGCGTCGACGAGCACGGCGCGCAGAACCTCTCGGCCTGGTTCCGCGGCCGCCTCATTCTTCAAATCATCGTGGCGATGATGCCGCTGCCGGTCTATCGGCGACTCCCGAACGACGGCGGCGCCGAGCCGGCCCCGTATCATCCGCTTTACGACGTGGTGCACGACCAGCCCAACGACACACAGGACTCGTTTCAGTGGCGGGTCGAGCAAATGGGCGACCTGATCGACCGCGGCCACGGCTACAACTGGATCGTGCCGGGCCCGCGGGGCTTCGTGCACCAGCTCTGCCGGATCGATCCCACGCTCGTGACAGAAAAGCAGCAGGTCACGACGCTGGCCAACGGCGCGGTGATTCCCGGCCGGATGCTCTACGACATCAGGAACGCGCAGACCGGCCGGACGAACACGTTCACGCAGGACGAGGTCTTCCATCTCCGCGCCCCAGGCGGCAAGGGCATCCTCGAGCACGCGCGCATGAGTCTCGGCACGGCGCTGGCCACCGAGGCCTTCGCGGCGGCCACGTTCGGCCGCGGCGCGCTCAACGGCGGCGTGATCGAAAACCCCGGCGTCCTCGACAAGGAACCCTCCGAGCGGATGGCGAAGTCCTTTATCACGGCCGCCGGCGACTGGCGGTTGCCGAAAATCCTCGAGCAGGGCTCGAAGTTCATCGAGAGCAAGCTCTCGCCGGAAGACTTCCAGATGCTGCTGTCGCGGAAGTTCGGCGTGGACGACATCGCGCGGTGGCTGGGCGTGTCGCGGCAACTGCTCGAGAACAGCGATCCGTCCTTCGGCAATGCCGATCAGTTCTGGCAGAGCTTCCTCACGATCAGTATGGGAGGCTGGCTGTCGCTGTTCGAATTCGGGATCAACGGGCAACTGATTATTGAGTCCCCGAAGTATTACGCCCGGTTCACGCGCCAGGCCATCGCGCGCGGCGATCTCGCGGCCCGGTGGGCGGCCCACGTCGCGGCGGTCAACGCCGGCATCGTGACCGTCGACGAAGTCCGTGGCGTCGAGGATCTGAACAAGCGCGGCGGGAAGGCCGACGAGCTCCGGGAACCGCAAAACATCACCGGCAAGCCCACGGCCGAGGCGCCCGTCGACGAGCCGCCTAAGACGAAGCCCGTCGACGACCCGCCTCCGCGGAAGCGGGCCGCCGTCCCCGACGACGAGAAAGCGCGCGCGATCGTCACCGAGTCCGCGGCCCGGGTGTTGCGGAAGGAACTCCAATTCGCGACCCGCGCCGCGGTGAAGTACGCCGACGACCCCGAGGCCTATGCCGCGGCGGTCGACGCGTTCTACGCCGACCATCACGTGCTCGTCATGGCCACGATGCTGCTCGAGGAACCCGCGGCGCGGGCGTATGTGGCGATTCAACGCGCCGATCTGCACGACGGCCTGGCGGTGACGGCGACGTGGACGCCGGCGTACCTCGCGAGCCTCGCCCTGGACCGCCCGACGGTCGATCCGATGCCGGGACTCCTGAAAGCCGCGATCGAGAAGCCGGCGGCGCCCGTCACCGTGCATTCCACGATCGCGAAGGGCGCCGTCGAAGCGATCGTCCACGCGCACGCGGCGCCGGTCACCGTCCACGCCCCGGTCACGATCGACGACGGCGCGGTCCGGGTCGACGCGCCTGTCACGATTGCGAAGGGCGCGATTCAGCACGACACGCACGTTGCGGCGCCGGCGGCGCGCACCACGGTCGTCGACAAGACCGTCACCTACAACGCGAACAACAAGATCACGAAGGTCCGCGAAGAACACCGCGAGAAGGACTAACCGATGGCGCTGAATCCGAAGTACACGAATCTCGCGGTGAACACGAAGGTCGACGCCCTCGCGGCGCTGCTCAACAGCGGCTTCTGTGACATCTACGACTCGACCGGGGCCGGGCAGCCCGCGACGGCCGACACCGCGATCACCACGCAAATCAAACTCGCGCGACTCACCTTCGGGAATCCGGCCTTCGCGGCCGGCGTCGCCGGCGTGGCCACGGCGAACGCCATCACCCAGGACGCGGCGGCCGACGCCACGGGCACCGCGACCTGGTGCCGGATGCTGAAGTCCGACGGGACGGCCGTGCAGGACGGCTCGGTCGGGACGTCGGGCTGCAACCTGAATCTCACGACCACCTCGATTGTGCAAAACGCGGCGGTCTCGGTCTCGAGCCTGACGCTCACAGAAAGCAAGGGATAACGCGCATGGGACGCCAACTCTTTCAGGACGGGCCGTATATCGATCCGCCGGTCGCTTCGAATCCCGGCGTCACCGGCGCGGCGGGGTCCGCGCTCGTCTCCACCTCGGCCGAGGCGCTGTGGATCGGCGCGCAGTTCACGCCGATCTATGCCAACGACCCGAAGGCCGGGAAGGTCTACAGCGTGCGCGCGTTCGGGATCCTGTCGACGGGCGCGAGTGGCACGCTGATCTTGATTCCGCAGTACGGCGCGCTCGGCGGCACCACGATTGGCACCTCCCAGACCGTGACGATGCCGATCAACATGACGAACGTCGCCTGGTGGCTCCAGTTCGATCTCGTCTTTCGCACCATCGGCTCGGGCGCCAATTCGACCTGTATCGGGGGCGGGTTCTTTGCGACGGCGCCGTTCACGTCGGCGCCGGCGGCGGGCCTCGGGTGCGTGATTCCGTTCGGCGGGACGTCCGCCACTGTGGACGCGACGATCAATAGCGGCATCACGATCTCGAAAACGCTGAGCGTCGCGGGCTCCTTCACGCTCCAGGAAGCGTTCATCTACTCGAGGAACTGAGCGGTGCAGTCGATCAATGTGGTTCCGGGCGTGCCGAACTCGGCGCAACATCCCTTTGAAGGGTTCAGCGACGCGAGTCCGTACTTCCCCGAGCGGAACTTCACGATCACCGGCGTGACGCGGGATGCCACGGGCGCGGCGCTCGGCAGCTGCACGGTCCGGCTGTTCAATACCGCGACGAACGGGCTCGAGCAAACCGTGATCTCCGACGCGAGCGGGAACTACGCGTTCGTCGTGGATAAGACGCAGGCCTACTACACCGTGGAATACAAAGCCGGGGCGCCCGACGTGCGCGGCACCTCCAATAACACGCTGGCGGGGACGTAAGTGCCGGATCTCTATCTCC